ACATTGATGAGGCTAACACCACTCTACATGAACTGATGCATTGCATAGCCTGGTTGACTAATGAAACAAACGAAGGTGCGTTAGCCAATGAGACAGCAGAAGAACGAGTCGTTAATAACTTTACTAACTATCTTATCGGTATCTTCCGTGAGAATAAATGGTTACTCGATTACTTCAAAGAAAGATTGTAGCAAGGAGAGAGTACAGCAGATCTTGGTTATAGTCGACTCCCATACTCTCTCTATCAATGGGTTTACTCACGAGCCTTCTCCCATAGAATATTTAAGCGAGAGAGTGCCTACAGGGGCAGCTTCGTAGATGAGATATCTCTAGACCTATACACTCTCTCTATCTGGTGATTGTTCTGTTTCATTTGTATTCTGTTCAATCAACAACATAGGTATTAAGATGTACGCCTATGTAGAACCCAGAATATTTTAGCGAGAGATATGCACCAAGATAACATTAGTTGGCAAACAACCCAGAACTCTTTGCATGGCTTGGACATCATTGAAGATTAGTCAAATCACATACTCTCTCTATCCGTATATCTACGGAATATTTTAACGAGAACCAATACCTAGTTAACTCTTAATATGCATTCGGATTAACATGGTTCTCTATCAGTTACAATCTAGCTAGATGAAGGTTCAACCTTACATAACGCAACTGAATATTTTAGCGAGAGAGCATAACCAGTAGCAACTCTTTTAACTGGATTCAGTCGACTCTGCTCTTACACTCTCTCTATCCATTGATCATCGGAATATCTTAACGAGGTGTGGGTACGCCAAAGCCATTGAACCTGCCTCCTAGGAGGATGTACCGAAATGGTTTCGAAGGCGTTAACTGGTCACCTCTATCCGTAGTTGATCTTGTACTCGTCAGTACCTACAGAATCTTTTTTCTTTCTATTTTAAGTTGATCTAGTTTGTCTCTAACTAATATCTGAATGATTCGTTTTTTATTTACACCAGTCATTAGGCATAGCTCATCCATCATATCAGTTAATTCTTGATGATCTTTATCTGTTAGATTGATTGCAAAATATTTCCAACCATCTTGTTTAGGACTACTCATTGATAGGTTCCATATCTACGAGAGCTGCATCACCTACTATATTAGCTATCGGTGTTGTTCTACCCTCATGATCTAACCATTCACAAAATAATTGAGTAGCTCTACCATTGATACCATTACCATCTTTAAGTCTACCATCTTCATCTATATAAAGATCATATGATTTATCATCTTGTCTTGCACCAGTTATCTCTATCATATTACAACCTAGTAGTTTATACATACCATCTTCGCCATCAAACTTTGGCCCATCTGTACCCTCTACTTCATGTAAAGTTATATCACCTTCAACTGGTATAAATGTTACTCTAAATTTATTCATATCTTATCCTTTCTTTTAAGAGGCACAGTAGAACGAAAGGAACTACTGCACCTCATTCCTCTAACTAAGGAATATGTTACACATATTTAGGTTTAGCTACTACACTAAACGCAACCTTAGGATCATCAACATAGTTCTGTGCTTCTTCAGTACTAATCATCTTATTGATTTCAATCATCAATGTATTAGTAACTTGAATCGGCATATAACCTTTGATCCCAGAGTGAACTGGTTTACCAGTGGAAGTATCCCATTGATTAACAGGATAGGCTTTAATGTAAACCTCTTGTTCCATGTCTGGATTTATTACTGGATTGCTCATATTTTTCTCCTTTCTTTTTATCCTATTTTAAAACCTTGATCTGATTCTTTACAGTAATCAGCAAACTCTTGTATATTTTCTACACTCATTGGATAACTTGCATCTGAATTATATTTTATTTTATGATACATGACACTCCATAACTCATGGTTCTCATCTTTTAAATCATTACCACAACTAGCACCTTGATCTTTAGTCCATTGATCTAATGCTTTCATTAATATTTCTTCTGCTTTAACTTCTTTATTTCTATTGGTTTCATATATATTAGTTAATTCTTTTGCTGTACCATCATCTATTAATGATTGTAATCTAGTAGCTAACATAATACTTTCAGCTCCGTTGATCTTTACAAAATCATTATAGTTACCACGCTTTAATTGTTCTGCACTTAGTATATCATCACAGAATTTTGTTACGAAACTCCAGATAGGTCTCCACCCCCAGACACTTTGTCTGAAGTATGTTTCACCTGTCTCTTTGTTTTGTCCTGTTAAATCGAATCCCATATCTACCTCCTTTAGAATCCATTGTACCACCAGTCTCTATGAGACCAGAGGAAATTATTTATTAAGTACGCTAGTTGTTGCCATAAGTTTCTACCATAGTTTCAGCCAGGCAACAGACTGAATATAACAAATGCAAATACTATGAATCCTATTACTGTCCATGGTATTGGTTTATTTTTTATAGCTTCTTTATGTCGTAGATGAAAGATAACATCTGATTGTTCTTTAATAGTTTTATCTCTCCAATCTATTTCTTGTTGCCATAATTTCTTTTCTTCTTTATCCATTAGTGTATCTCTCTATTTGTTAGATTAGTATACATTCGATGATCTTGTAATTCGAATTGGAATATACTTTCAAGTTCTTCCTTCTCGAAATTAATTTGAACAACTGATTCTTTCATTAGCATATCTATTTCTTCTTCTTGATTAGCTCCTGTTGATACTCTAAAGATAGACTCATCTATTAATTGTTCAGCTAAATCATAGGAGTCTTGATCATTCATAGAGTGGCTCCTTATTCTCTGATTCATTCATCTCATCAGTTACAGATTGTTCCCATAATTTAAATTGATCTTGATAGTCAACATTCAAAGATGTTATCTTGCTAATTGTTTTATCTTTATCTATCTTGTTATTATAATAATCGTCTAAGATCTTATTGATCTCATCCATCCATTCATTTGGCATTGTCTATTTCTCCTTTTGTTTTAATTGCATCTGCTCTAATCCTATCTGTATGACCATAATAACATATCATACACAAGTGATTAGCTCCATGTTTCTTTATATCTTCTTCGCTTTGAATAAAGCCAAAGTGTTTTGAATCAGTTTCCCAATTACAATTTCTACATACTAAGTTCATGTTAATCCTTTCTTGATGTTAGTTCTATCCAATACCTATCAGCTATTGGTCTACCTTTCTTATCATCTATTAGATACTGAGTCCACACATCTTCAAGCATAGACTTTAACATCATTATATCTTCTTGTCTAAATGATTTGATGATAGGTCTACGATTACCCTCTGAATATAATATAAACTCTGTTCTTTCTTTAGCAGGTTTTAACTGTGTAATTTTATCAGTCATTGTCTACCTCTTTGTTAAGATGTGGCTGTCCGTCAATCCAGGTAAATGATCCATAAGTGTCATTAAATTCGTATATTAATTTCTGCATAGCTAATTCAACGAATCTCATTTTACTAGATTGTAGTTCTTTACATATTATTTCCGCTTGATCGTTAAGTTCTTTTGGTACACTCACAGTTGTGTACTTTCCACTACCTGTTCGTTTAGTATTTCTAATTGTATTAAATAATTCTTTTGGCATTTTTATCCTTTCTTTTCATAAGTGTTTTTGTATTCGTCTATCAATTTACTTGCAGCTAATGTAAGAAATTTTACTTTGCTACATTCTAATTTAGCACATATTATTTCAACTTCTTTGTTGATTTCTTTTGGTAAACCAACAGATTTATATTTTCTTTTTGTTAGTTTAGTATTTGTTATTGATTCAAATGTCATGTCTATCCTTTCGCTCGCTCCAAGTATTCGCTCGCTCTATCCGAGATTAATAACTTGGCTTTGTTAATGAATTGTCTTGCAGTATTATATTGTTTGTGTTCTATCATAAGCTGTGCATCTGACAGTATACCCATGATATATAGATAGGTATGTCTACCATAAAGTTTCTGTGCTTCTTTAAAATCATTTAAGACAGCTACTTCAGTAGTACCATACATTTGTTTTTGTGTAGTCATATTATTCCTTTCAGTTTATTATTACGAGAGCCACGACAATACTGTTATCTGAGATCTCATCCAGTCAAAGCAATCCTTGCTTACCTATTGTCGTGAGGCGTATAAAGTACATAGCTTTATAAAGCTTTTACCTTTCTTGCTCTCTGCCCTAGGATGTCTCCTAGAATATCTAAATATCTTTAAGGTGAGGTAGATTTAAACCCGACTGAACATCAAGTATCTACCTCGACCTGTTTAATTTATGGTTTCATCTGTTAATGTCACATTTCCCTGAAGGAAGTTTTCATTAACTGTAGACCATACAGCTACATCTAATACTCTACCCTGACTATCAGTTATATATCCTGAGAACATTGGAGCATTTTCATTATCAGATTGTACTGACCAGAGAACTATCTTATTCTCATCTGTTGGTACCCACTGATTCGTTGTTTGTTCTGCATAGGCAACACTACCTATTAACATTACAAACATAACAACTAGACTTTTCATAGATCTATCCTTTCTGTTTTGTTGTTAATCTTTTATAATCTCTGTGTGTATCTGATCTATCTGTAATCTTAACACATCTATCTCTGACTCACACCAGTTAGATTTATTAAATTCATATTGTATATATAGATTAGTTAGTAACGCTATTGCTATTACTACTAAGATCAAATGATTGATATATCTTATCATAATCATACCTCTTTATATATGTTGAGCTGGATCTTGCATTGCTTTATCTATCATGCATTCTTGATCACAATAATAATATGTTGAATACATTGTATTACAAAACCCTACTATATCTGGTGTATGATCTTCATCTGGTACACAATCTATTCTTGTTTGTTTATCACCATTAGTAATTATAAATACATCATCCCATTCTTCTATCTGTATATTAGTAATTGGTTCAGCATATACTATTGAACTTATCATTAGCATACACAATATAATTATATATCTCATGTTGTCCTCCTTACCATTCGATTTTTCCATTTGTGTCGCACTCATCTAGTGTTGCATTTGGTTTTCCCATACCAACAACATTTTCTTTAGTAGCTTTTGTAGTTAAAAATTTAGCTACTTCAGAAGTTAAGTCATCAGGTAAACGGATTTCAAAAGTTCTGCTTTTATCATCATCAATAAAAACTCCCCATTCAACTACTTTCATTCTTTGTCCTCCTTTAATCTGCATAAGTTTGTAGATAATATTTACTTGGGAAGAAATCTTTTTCCCAGTCTCTTATATCTATATACTTAGACCATTTAATTTTATTAAGAGATTCATTAGCTCTATCATAATCATCAAAGACTTCTTTGTATCTTAGTCCTAACTTATCTGACCACATTATTCTGATACTATATTCTTCTACTTGTCCTGAATGATATACTCTTACTACTGGTTCTCTATGTTTTAATCTCCATTGATTCATATCATTTCCTTTCTCAGGTCTATCTTATTCCTAGCGAGGCGGAGCCGAGCCGAAATTTTTTTGTTCTTGTTTTGTTCTTATTTAAGTTGGAAAAAATCCCCACTAGATATTGAAACCTAGTGAGGATAAAAAGTTTATTTTTCAGTTAGAGGTTTTAACCCTTGTTGTTCCCTCATTTCATTAATAGATGATAAAGGAATTTCAACAGCTTTAACTTCTGATTTAAGATCATTCCAAGAAGTAGCATAACCCAAATCATGAGCTTGTTTAGTAAACACTTCAAGAAGTTCTGAGATAGTTTCAGATACAACTTTTTCTCTGTGTTCGGTTTCACTCCAGAACATAGCAGAACCAGCTCTCTTATGATTTGCTTGTGCTTGGATTCCTGCATCGTGGCTTTTTTGTTTGTGCCATTCTGCAGAAGTTCTTAAAGAATAACAAATATTAATAGCGAACGCATCAGCAATATTAGTAAAGCCTGATTTGTTTGGTTTACAATTGTTATCTTTGATAGCTTGGTTAGTTAAATCTTCCAATTCATTGATTGAATCAGAAATTAACTTTACGATTTTATTTATTAACTTATCCATATTATTATCCTTTCATTAGTTAATATAAAAACATTAAAGTATTTATTAATTATTAAAAGTATTATTTTTATATATATTTATTATACATAATTTAAATCTTCCTCTTTACTTCCTTTGGTAAAAGCGCAAGCAGTCGTTGTCGCCCCTGCGAGGGACGCTCGGCGAATAACAGCCACTTAGCCTGTTACGCCGAGTGGAAATAAATAATCCTTTAAACCATATCATTATTGAATATATTATTATCATATACATAGATACGATACTTCCTTTACGCTTACTTCCTTTTCAGAGTAATCGCTATGCGATTCCCTTATTACTTACTTTGAGAGGGTAGATAATAGGGTCCCTTCCCTTCGGGAAAGAGAAGGAGGAAAGAAGAAAAGAGAAGGATACCAACATAATAAATCAAGACGGTGGAGTAGTATGGTGATGCAAGGCCGACTGTGGTTCGGGAACCACCAGCTCTGCTGTTTAGCGGCTAGCTGAAGTATGGTGATTGGAACATAGAGTTTTAGTTAAGGGGGGGTTTTAGGAACACGATAGCGTGATTCTAGATTGATACGGGTTCTTGTAAATAAGGGGGGGTTTGTTAAAACAATCTCATACTTGACTTAACTAAACAAATAACACATATTCAAATCGTGGGGGGTTTTCATATCTAGTCCTTTCAACGCCCCCCACACTCATTATGACTGAACTGACACTAAAATTCACATCGGCACCAGCAATATTATTTTTAGAGACGCAACTACCCATAAGGGCAATAAAGGATATCAACAAATATCTAGATGCTCGACACAATAAGGGGGCTGAATCATTTGCAGGTAAATTAGTAGGCCAAATATCCCACGGTGAACAGCTTAAAATGGATCCAAAGGATAAATTAATTGAACCGTTTATGAAAATTGTGGCACATATGTCACAGGAGTACATAAAACAGTACTGTAATACCATAGGAGCAGAGCCAATGCAGCGAATTCCTGGGGTACATAGCTTATGGTCGGTACATTCTTACGAACGAGACTACAATCCTGTGCATGATCATGGGGTTGACACCGTTATGGGTATAAGTTTTACGACATGGACTAAGATTCCGCCACAAATTGCGGAAAAAGAGGAATATTCTGCTGCAAACCTAACACATTCTAGTGGGGTTTGTGATGGATTTCTACAATTTCACTTCGGACAGACCAATATGCGTGGATTAGAGGAGCTAAGACCTCCATTTTCCAGAACATATAAGCCTGAAGTTGGTAAATTGTTGATGTTTCCCTCATGGGCACAGCATTGTGTGTACCCATTTGAAGGGAAAGGAGAAAGGCGTACAGTTGCAGGTAACTTAAATATGTTCCCTGTACCTCAAGAAAGCAAATGATGTGCATCCTCGTGCATATTTGAGCGTTTAAACACTATTTAAAAGGAGATTAATTATGCCAGAAGGACCAGGCACATACGGATCTAAAGTCGGTAGACCGAAGAAGAAGAAAAAGAAAAAGAACAAAAAGAGAACACGGAGCTATTAATGTCTGATGATAAAAGAATAAAAAAATTAAGAGAATTAGATAGACCCTTAACTCCAGAAGAAATGGAAGAACTATGGGATTTAGAAAATCTAAAAAAATACGAAACTCCTTTTGCTAAAATTCAAAGTAAAAACAAGAAGTGGATGGTATAATATGGCTGTAAATTATAAAAAAGATTTTAAAGATGTACCGTCAGCATTGACGTTCTTAACATCAGATGGAATAACAGGTGCGCATATATTAAATGGTAAGATTAAAGCAGAAGGTTCTAAGTTTGATGGGTTAGATGCAACAGAAAATAATCTATTAAAAGCAGCAGACCATACTGGATATAATCTACCTAAGACTAATATCAATGATTATATAAAACTACCAGGTACTGATCTAGAAAGGCGTGGACCTAGAGGAACATTCAGAGACTTTTATCCTGGTGATAACATGAATCCTAATAATGTTATGCCTAATGCAGTACCTAGATTTCCATCTGATAGTACATTACCAGGTACACGACCAGTAATAAGACCAGGTATAGATCCAGTATATCCAAATAGAATGCCAGACACGATGGTACAAAACAGGAACAGACCAAACAATACGCTAGTTAAACTAGCTACTATGCAGAAATTAGGACTATTAACATGACACATGGTGGGAAAAGAAAAGGAGCAGGCAGACCTAAAGGAATTAAAGCAGGAACAAAAGCAGAACGCTTAGCTGCTAGTCTAGGTAAAGGACAAACTACTCCATTGAAATATATGTTGAATATGTTGAACAATCCTCAAGTATCTATTGAAAAGAAAATGTGGGCAGCTAAAGAAGCAGCTCCATTTGTACACTCTAAGTTAGCCTCAATAAATAAAACTATTATGGGTGATGATGATAAACCAGTAGCTGTAACAATAGGATGGCGTAAAAAAAAGTAAATGAATATAGAGATTCCGTACGAACCTCGGCCTTTACAAGAAAAGATTCATAACGAATTAAAACGATATAATGTTTTAGTTTGTCATAGACGATTCGGTAAAACCGTACTCGCAGTTAATCATTTAATAATGACCTGCTGTGAAAAACCTAATTCTAGATTGGCGTATATAGCACCAACTTATCGCCAGGGTAAGGCAGTCGCTTACGACTATTTAAAACAATACACAGAACCCTTAATGAAACTTGGTGGCAAAAGACACGAAACAGAATTAAAGGTTGATCTATGGAATGGCTCAAGATTACAAATCTTTGGAGCTGATAACCCTGATGCTTTAAGAGGATTGGGGTTTGATGGAGTAGTACTCGATGAGTTTGCTCTTATGTCACCCAGGACTTGGACTGAGATTGTAAGACCTGCTATATCAGATAAGCTTGGATATGTTATCTTTATTGGTACACCAATGGGGCATAATCATTTCTGGGAAGTATATGATCTAGCTAAAAGACGTGGTGGAGAATGGTACGCTGAATTATATAGAGCATCAGAAACAGAAGTTATATCTGATGATGAGCTTGAAGAAGCTAGGGCTACAATGCCTGAGGACCAATTCGAACAGGAATTTGAAGTAAGCTTTCAAGCTGCAGTTTCAGGTGCCTACTTTGGAAAACAAATCCAAAAGGCAGAGAAAGAAAATAGAATTACTGATGTTGAATATGATCCTAACATTGATGTAGAAACATGGTGGGATTTAGGTATAGGTGATTCAACTGCTATATGGTTCGCACAAAGAACAGGCAATGAAATACACCTGATAGATTATTTAGAAACATCTGGTGAATCATTAGCTTATTATATAGGACAGCTTAAAGAGAAAGCTTATAACTATGGTAGGCATATAGCACCACACGATATTACAACGAGAGAGCTTGGTACTGGAAAATCTAGATTGGAAGTAGCAAGAGAACTAGGAATAGATTTTGAAGTATGTCCTAGATTAGAAGTTGATCATGGTATAGAAGCTGTGAGAAATAATTTAGACAAATGTTACTTTGATAAAAACAAATGTAAATATGGTATTGATTGTTTGCGACAATACCGTAAACAGTTTGATGACAGAATGCAAACATTTAAAAATAAACCTCTACACGATTGGGCATCACATGGAGCTGATGCATTTCGCTATGGATGTAGCGTAGATGGTCCAACAAGAACTGATTGGGCAAGACCTATGAGTGTAGATATTAGATATGTAGTTTAAGGAATTATATGGCAAAAGGTAAATCATTATCAGAACACGAAGTAAGTGCAATCTTATCCAGCGAATTAAAAAATTCGTATGGTTACTTTGATACTGAGCTAGTAGAAGATCGTAAGAAAGCAAATGAATATTATTTTGGTGAAGCGTTTGGTAACGAACAAGAAGGAAGATCACAAGTAGTTTCAACTGATGTTGCTGATACTGTTGAATCAATCTTACCTGCACTACTTAGAATATTCACTGCTAGTGATAATATAGTTAAAGTAGATCCTGTTACACAAGAAGATGTACAGGTTGCAAAACAAGCTAGTGATTATTTAAATTATATATTTAATAAAGATAACGATGGTTTCACTACTCTTTATGCAATGTTTAAAGATGCATTGCTACATAAGAATGGAATAGTAAAAGTATACTGGGATACTTCAGAGAATACTAAACAAGAAACTTATGAAAGATTATCTGAAGCAGAGTTCACAATGCTTATTGATGAAGATGGCGTTGATGTAAAAGAACATACTGAGTACGAAGATGAAACATTTAAAGAACAAAAGGCAAACATTAAAGAACAAATAGATTCAGCTGGTGATCAGATGTCAGCTGATATGATGGCAGAAGAATTAAAACAATTACCTATTCCTAAATTACATGATGTTGTTATTACTCGTACAGAAACATTTGGTAAAGTTAGATTTGAAGCTATACCACCAGAAGAATTTCTAATTCAAAGACGAGCTAAAACTTTAGCAGATGCACACTTCTTATGTCATCGTACTACAAAGACTAGAAGTGAATTAGTTGAAATGGGATTTGACTATGACATAGTTTATAGCCTGGCTGCTGAAACTACACAAAGATATAATACAGAAAAAAGTACAAGACATAGAAACATAGATGATGATTTCACTAAAGAAGTTGGAGACAGCTCAACAGATGAGATACCTATATGTGAATCCTATATAAGAATTGATGAAGATGGTGATGGTATTGCAGAACTAAGAAAGATTACTTCATCAGGAGATGACAGCCATACAATATTAGATGATGTTATTGTTGATAGTCATCCTTTCTGTTCTATTACTCCAATCATTGTACCACATAGATTCTATGGTAGATCTGTTTCAGAGTTAGTTGAGGACATTCAATTAATTAAATCTACTGTTATGCGTCAGATACTAGACAATATGTATCTTACAAATAATAACAGAGTAGCTGTAATGGATGGTCAAGTTAATTTAGAAGATCTATTAACTAATCGACCAGGCGGAGTTGTAAGAACTAAAGCAGCTCCAGGACAAGTCATGATGCCAATGACTACACAAACTATTAACAACCAGGCGTTCCCATTACTTGAGTATTTAGATACTGTTAAAGAAAACAGAAGCGGTATCACTAAATACAATCAAGGTATGGATACTGATACCTTAAATAAAACTGCATCAGGTATTAATACAATCTTATCTCAATCACAAATGAGAATAGAATTGATTGCAAGAATATTTGCAGAGACAGGTGTTAAAGATTTATTCAAGAAGATATTTGAATTAGTTGTTAAATATCAAGATAAAGAACGCATAATCAAGATTAGAAATAACTTTGTTCCAATGAATCCTATGGAGTGGAGAGATCGTTGTAATGTAAGTATTCAAGTTGGATTAGGTACAGGTTCAAGAGATCAACAACTTGGAATCCTTAATCAAATACTAAGACAACAAATAGATGGAATTAAGTTACAAGGTTCACCTCATGGACCAATAGTTAGTATGACTAACATATATAATACACTAGCAAAGATTGTAGAGAACGCAGGATTAAAAGATGTTGATTCATACTTTACTGATCCTCAAGTAGGTATGCAACAAATGCCACCTCGACAACAAAAAGAACCTAGTGAATTTGAGAAGGTATCACAGATTCAAACACAACAGAAAGCAGCTGAAGCTCAGATGCAATATGAAAATAGAATGCGTGAGATTGAATTAAGATACCAAAAAATGATGTTAGACTTTGAAGCTAAAGTTAAAGAACTAGAAATGAAATACGAATCTGATATAGATGAGAAAGCTATTAAACGTGAAGCTTTAAAAATGAAAGGTATTTCAGAATCTAATAAACAAATGCTTGACCAGGCAACTAGGAATCTGTTACAACCAAATCAAGGTATGCCACAAGCACCTAAACAACAACAACCAAGTAGTGATACTTTTATAGAAATTGATGTCGGACCTACAAAAGGAACAAACAAGGGGCCAAAGAGCTAAAGATATTCTAGAAGATGATCTCTTTATAGAGTCTATACAGACTTTAAAAGATTCATATTCTAATGCGATATTTCAGACAGGACCAAATGATGAACTAGCAAGGACAAAGATCTACCTTGCTTATCAAATTTTAGGTAAGTTTGAAAATCATTTCCGTTCCGTTATGGAAACAGGAATACTTGCTAGTAAACAATTAGAAGAACTACGCAAGAAAAAATAGCACCAACCGTTCAGGAGTGCTTTAAATAACACCAACCAACAAAGGAGTGTATTATGGCTGATGAAGCTATGAACGTCATTGACGCTGGTAAAACCATTGCTGGTCTTATGCAGAATCAAGACAAACCTGAGGAAGCACCTGCTGAATCAGAACCAACTGAAGAAGTTGAACAACCAACAACCGAAGATTTACCTGGAGAGGAAACTGAGGAAGTTGAAGTAGCGGAAGCTACAGATGAAGCTCAAGAAGATATTAATGAAAGTTCAGAGGAACCTACATATCAGGTCAAAGTTAGCGGCCAAACGATAGAGGTCACCCTTGATGAACTACTTCAGGGATACCAACGAGAAGCTGATTACACACGAAGTAAACAAGATTTGTCCTTAGAGAAATCAAGGCTTGATCAAACACTTCAACAATCTCAAAATGAGATCAATCAAAAACTCGCTAAGTTGAATGAGTTAAATAACTCAGCTCAATCACAACTACAGGCAGAGTATGCAAATATAGACTTTGAAAAACTGTATGAAGATGATCCTGTTGAAGCTAGTAAGCTTGAACATAAGATGAGAAAACGTGCAGAGAATCTTCAAAGAATCCAGTATGAAACACAACAAGCTCAGAATGCTGAGTTACAAAAGTTTATACAAGGAGAACAGTCTAAGGTTATGTCATTAGTACCAGAGTTTAATGATCCTGCGAAAGCTAGTAAATTAAAATCTGATATGAAAGCATATCTAACTAATGTTGGCTATAATGATCAAGAGATAAATACTATCTATGATTCACGACAAGTCTTATTAATTAGAGATGCCCTGGCATATGATAAAATTAGGCGTGCTAATCCTAAGGTTAAAAAGAAAATTGCAAATGCTCCTAAGGTTGTGAAAGGTGGTTCAACCAAAACAAAAGGTGAACAACAAGCTCGACTTAGAAATGAAAAACTCAATCGTCTTAAAAAGACTGGTAACATCAGAGATGCTGCTAATCTTTTCAAAGACTTTCTTTAATAGGAGGGCCTTATGGCACAACCAACTAATTTGTACGACACATACGATACAACTGGTATTAGAGAAGATTTAGTTAATGTTATTTATAATGTTAGTCCTGAAGATACTCCAATACTAAGTGCGATCCCACGTGCTGTTGCAAAATCAACTAAGCATGAATGGCAACTAGATGCACTTGCTACACCTGCAACTAACGCAGTTATTGAAGGTGACGAAGCAACTGTAGATGCTATGACTGCAACAACAAGAGCTTTCAACTACTGTCAAATTTCTGACAAAGTGATCGCTGTTTCTGGTACTCAATCAGCTGTAGACGCTGCTGGTAGAGCTGATGAGATGGCTTATCAAATTGCTAAGAAGTCTAAAGAGTTGAAAAAAGATATGGAATTCGATCTAATCGAACCCAATGTACAAGTCGCTGGTTCAGCAACTGCCGCTAGAGAGTTAGGATCTATTCCTACTTGGATTAAAACTAACGGTGATGCAGGAACAAGTGGTTCTCTTTCTACTGGATCTGGTACTGACCTACCTGGTTCTGGTACAGACAGAGATTTAACTGAAGCAATTCTAAAAACAGTTATTAAAGAAGTTTATACATCAGGTGGAGACATGGATATGTTAGTATGTCCGCCATCAGTTAAACAAGTAATATCTGGTTTTAATGCTAATACAACTCGTTTTGGTCCAGCTGGAGATAAAACAGAGTATGCAGCTATTGACGTTTATAGCTCAGACTTTGGTGATCTTAAGATTGTACCAAATAGAGTAATGGCTACTACTGACGCTAAAGATGTATTTATCATTCAGCGTGATATGTTAGCTACTGCTTACCTAAGAGATTTCATGGTTCAAGATTTATCAAAAACTGGTGACTCTGACAAGAAACAACTTTTAGTTGAGTACACATTGGAAGTTCGAAATGAAGCCGCACACGGTATCATTTTAGATATTAACCAATAATCATAATTAGTGGGGGAGTTTCGGCTCCCCTACTTTAGAATCATTCTAAAAAGGAAAACAAATGAATAAAGCTCCAACAACATTTAGACCATCCACTACACAGACTGTAGCTGTAGGTGCAACCTCTGCTGCGTCAAGTGCATTTGGTTCGGAAACTAGAGAAATAAGAATTGTAACAACTGTTGATGCATATGTTGAATTTGCTAGTAGCCCAACTGCTACATCTTCTTCATTATTGATACCTGCATTTACTGTAGAATATTTTAGGGTAGCACCTTCTAGTAAAGTTGCTATGCTAAGAGTAGGTTCTACTACTGGTACATCAAGAGTAACTGAACTTACACAATAATGAGACCACTCTTTTTTTCAATACGAAGTCAGGATCGCTATCGTAACAGAAGGACAGATGTACCTAATGATGCGATATTGTTAGAAGATCTAACTTATCTATTAAAAGAAGATGGCGATAATATTATATTAGAACAAGGAGTCGGTGTCTCTTATGAAACTGATACTCCTATTGCAAACTAGTGGCAAAGAAGTGGAAGTCCTATAACGAACATGAAGCAATATATCATGGTACTTCGATAGGTCGTAATCCAAAAACTAGTTCAATGAATAAAAGTCAAAAGAGAGATTTTAAAAAATATCGTGGTCAAGGCAAACGCAGATGACCACAGTTAAGAGCTTTGAAGAACTTTGTAAGATTTTAAAAGAAAGAGAAAAGAGTTCTGAACAACTTAAACAAAATAAAGAACAAAACAAACAAAGAAAGAAACAATTAAATAAGAGGATAAAACATGGCTGACAGTAAGATTAGTGATTTGACAGCATTGACAACAACAGCATCAGGTGATTCGTTACCTATTGTAGATGCAGATGCAAGTGCTACAAAAAAAATCACAGTAGAAAATATATTTAAAGGAATACCTGTAAGTATAGGTGTCAATGTAGCTACACCACTTGCTAAGTTGCACGTAGTTAGAGATGCGGTAAGTCACTCAACTAATAGTTCACTAGCACCAATACGAACCGAAGATGATACTAGACCAGGTATTTTTATTACAGGCAATGCAGATAATATAGGTATTATACAATTTGGTGATCACGAATCTGTTAACGCAGGTGAAATTTATTATGCTCATAGTGATAACAAATTTAGTTTTAGATGTGCAGGAACTGTACAAGCAACTTTAGCTGATGGTGTATTAGCACCAGAAACAGATTCAGATGTAGACTTAGGTACTTCCTCTTTGTACTTTAAGGATGCATACATAGATTCTATTACTACAACTGGTGCAGTAAATGGTTCACTTAAAAGATGGACAGCTAAGACTACAACTTATACAGCAGTAGCTGGAGATAGAATACTAGCTGATACATCTGGTGGTGCTTGGACATTAACACTTCCTGCTTCACCTGCAGTTGGAGATGAAATACATATCCTCGATTCAACAGCATCATTTGATAATAACAACTTAACAGTTGCAAGAAACAGTTTAAAAATACAAGGCGGTACTGCAGACCTTACATTAAGTACAGAAAGTACAGGTATTGGTCTTGTATATATGAGTTCAACTTATGGATGGAGAGTTTTAGTAGACGCATACGATGTAGATATAACGGAGTTATAATATGGAGGACATATATAATTCCAATCAACCTATACATATTGATAGAGGTACAAGAAAACTTGTTGTAAGAAGTCGTCAAGATACTACTCCTATCTTAGAAGATAACAAAATCCTTCGTAATCATATGCCTGAAGCACAAAGAGGAGATCTGCAAAGAATAGCTCAGATACCTATTATTGCTTTAAAGGTTAAGACTAAGGAAAGATTTGGTCACTCAAACTTTTACAAACTTAATAATGAAGAACAAACAAACATTATTAAAGAGATGGTAAATAGTAATGAGTATATGTTTTTTAGAACAGGAGATAAGAAATTATAATGGCATTAGATACATACGCAAATTTAAAAACAGCTATAGCAAACTTCTTAGCAAGGGATGATCTTACTTCTGAAATAGATGACTTTATAGATTTAACAGAAGCAGACTTTAATCGTAGATTAAGAGTAAGACAAATGGAAACTATTGATAGTTCATTTACTGTTGATAGTGCAACTGAATCATTACCAACTGGATTCTTAGCAGCTCGTTCTTTTGTAATTACAAGTACAACTGTTGCTAAACCATTACAGTTAGTAAGCCCATTTCAATTAGCTGATATGGATGAGACTCAAAGTGGTACTCCAAGAACATATACTATTCAAGGTTCTGTATTTAGATTTCAACCAGAACCAGATTCATCTTATACAGCTAGACTAGTTTATTATAAAGCATTCGATGCTTTAAGTGGTAGTACAACTACTAACCATATTATTACTAATCATCCTGATGTTTATTTATATGGTGCATTATATTTTGCATCTACATTTATTAGAGGAATGGATCCACAAACAGTAACACAATTTAAAGCTCAGTATGAAGCTGCTCTTAAACAAGTAGAAGCTGCTGATCAAATTGATAAGTACAATGGCCCGCCATTAATACAAAGATCAGGTATTAATATTAACAATTACGATAACGTATAATGCAAGTACCTTTCGCAGAATGGCTACCAGACCTACCAGATCATGTTAATCCAGGTGCAACACAAGCTAAGAATGTGTTCCCTGCTGTTAATAGTTATAGACCATGGAAATCTATATCAACTGTAACAACTGCATTAACTGCACGTTGCCAAGGAGCTAAGTCTTTTAAATCTGATAGTGGTGTAGTTACTACATTTGCTGGTGATGCAACAAAGCTATATAGACTTATATCCAACACATGGACAGATGAAAGTGGTGGCACAACATTTACTACTGGTTCAGAAGATTATTGGGATTTTATAAGATTTGGTGAAACAGTAATTGCATTTAATGGAGTTGATGCTCCTCAAGCTTGGACATTAGATTCATCTTCTGACTTCGCTGCATTAAGTGGATCACCTCCAACATTTAGACACGCAGCTGTTATTAATAACTTTGTAGTTACTGGTGATCAGGCTACAGCTGGAAACAAAGTACAGTGGTCTGCAGTCAATGATGCAACTGGATGGACAGCAGGTACTAGTCAATCTGATTCAGAAACACTTCCTGAAGGTGGATTGATTACAGGAATTACTGGTGGACAATACGGATTAGTATTTCAAGAAGATCGTATTACTAGAATGGATTACAGAGGTGGTAATGTTATATTCTCATTTAGAGTTATAGAAGAAAGGCGTGGAGCTATTCAAGGTAAAACAGTAATACAAGTAGGTAACTTAGTTTACTTCTTATCTGAAGATGGATTCTATGTAACAGATGGCAATGGTTCTAAACCTATTGGTAATGGTAAAGTAGATAGATTCTTTTGGGGTGATCTTAAAACTGCTAATAGAGAAAGAGTTCGTGCATCACATGATCATAAGAATAAATTAATTATGTGGTCTTATCCTTCTGCTACTGGCACTAATGCAGGTACACAAAATGATAAGATTATTATTTATAACTATGTAAGTGATCGTTGGTCATTAGTTGTAGTAGACCATGAATTATTAGTTGGTCATTTATCTGATGGCTATACACTAGAAGAATTAGATGATTATCCTAGTTCAGGTACTGATGATTTAGATGCAATTGTACCATCGCTTGATAGTACACTCTTTATGGGTGGACTTAAAACATTTGGTGGATTTCATACAGATCATAAGTTTGGAACATTTAGTGGTAATACTTTAGCAGCAACAATAGGAACTGGTGAGACTGAAGTTGCTCCTAATAAAAGATCTTTAATAACTGGAGTACGACCAATTGTTGATACTTCAGCAGCTACTGGTACTGTAAGTTATAGAAATAGAGTAGCTGATTCACAGACAACAACAAGTGCTGCATCAATGCATGGAGATACAGGAGTTATCCCTATTCATAGATCAGCAAGATATTTTAAATTTAATTTAACTATTCCTGCATCAACATCATGGAATGATGCACAAGGTATAGATGTAGAAGCAATACAAGAAGGATATAGATAATGTCAACATTTGATGAATTAGTAGCACGATATAGAGGAATGAGTTATGGTAGGTTAAGTGGAAATAACCCATCAGCTGTTCGTTCACTATTAGAAGAATTTAACGATAGAACATATGCACAAGTGCTAGATCCATCACAAGTAACATATCTAGGAGATATACCTCAGAACCAATGGTTCTATGATGACCGAGGTCATTTACAATTTGGAATGCCTGGTGAATCAGTACAAGGTGGTTTAATTGGTGATGGAACTACAGGTTCAAGTGGATGGCCTACTTATGATCCTTATACAGATTATGGAGAGCCAGGTTATGCTGGTATTATTCCAGGAGAAGATGGAACAGGAACAGGATTAATTGGTCAAAGACAAGAGCAACGTGGTGGTGGTAGAGATAGAGATGTAAATCCAACTGCCTATCATTTCCCTAATGTTGGTTTATTAGGAATGATGGAAGGACCACAAGGTATTAAATTTGGATGGAATAAACAAAAACAAACATATACACCAACCGCTTTTGTAAACCAACCAGAAGATGTAACATCATGGAATGTTAAAGAATCTACAATGACAATGGATCAAGATGGAAATGTAAGTTTTGGAACTGACCCTTATGGTATAGGAGATTTTAAATCTAGTGATGAGAGTTTAGGGTTAGGAGATCATCCAGGTAAAGAAGGTACTAGTACTAGTGATAATGGTGATGAAGCAGAAGGACAGCCAGTAGGGAATCCTATGGGCAGTCAAACTGGTGGAAATCAAAATGGTAGCGGAGGCAACTTTGGCGGAGATACAGGAGTTGGACAAGATGCAGGTACTATGGGAGGTACAGGTGGTAGACGAGGTGGAGCTGGTTTATTCTAATGGCTAGTAAACAAGACTTAGATTATGTTTATGAATATTTAGAAACACCTGACTTTCAAAAGGTTGTAGAAGATATTGTAAACCAATTAGTAAACTTTCATAATACAGAGAACGAGGAGATTGTAGCATGGTTTCTGAATTAAATTGTAGAAATTGTGAACACAGTTGCCATTGTGGTAATAGTGGTCAATGTCCTATTGAAGATTGTGATTGTATTAACTGCGAACATAATGCACTAGACGATTTTTGGAAAAATACAAAAGAAGATGGCACACACATACAAAAATAGTAAAGTAGATTTAACATCAACTAGTGATACTGTTTTATATACAGTACCTGCAGCTACAGTAAGTATTGTAAAATCTATATTAGTATCAAATGATGATGCAAGTAATGCTTGTGAGATAACAGTTACTTTACTGAATACAAGTGATACAGTATTTAGTTTATTCAAGCAAAAAGATATAAGTGCTAAAACAACTACAGAATTATTGAGTAATCCATTAGTAATGAACACAGACGAAGAACTAAAAGTACAAGCAGAAAATGCTAATGATCTTCATGTTGTAGTTAGTTACTTAGAAATTACATGACGGTACCAGTATTTATACCTAAAGAAAATATTCAACAAGTCTTTCCAATGGTTAAAGATTCCATTGATAAAGCACTTAAGTATTCAGGAAATCATTTTATTGTAGATGATATACTGAACTCTTTAGTTGCAGGAGATATGCAACTATGGGTTTTGTGGAATGAAAACAAGAAACAAAACTTTCAAGGATGTGGTGTTACAAAGATTCTTAAACGAACTAATACCAAAATCCTGAATATATTTATTGTAACAGGGCGTAATCGTAAACAATGGCAAGATCAAATATCTGTCCTTGAAGATTATGCTAAGAAACAAGGATGTACTCATATAGAAACTTATGCTCGACCTGGATGGTCTCGCATACTTAAAAACAAACAATATAAGATAACGCATTATATATTAGAAAAGAAATTGGAGGAATAACATATGTCATCTGGAGGCGGAACAACTCAAACATCAGGTGAAGTAAACCCTTGGGAACCAGCAGTACCATACTTAACAGATATTCTGCAACAAGCAGAAAATATCTATCAGAGTGATGTAGGTACACAATATTTCCCTGGTTCTACTGTCGTACCTTTTACACCACAAACACAACAAGCATTAGATTTAGCAGAATTACAATCATTTGATCTAATGGGGCCATCAAGTATTTATGGCACTGCTGCTGATACAATGACAGGAGCAGCTACTGGAGCTATGGGTACTGCTTATGGTGGACCTAGTTTAGGATTAGGTATTGGATCTGCTTATATGGGTAGAGGTGCTACAGGTTTAGGATCTGCATATGATCAATTAACTCCAGGACAAGATTATTTAAGTGATATTAGAAATACTATTAGCCAAGATGTAATGGGTAATATTGCTACACAATTTGGTGGCATGGGAAGAACAGGAACTAGTCCAATGGCACAACAAGCTGCTACTAGAGGATTTACTCAAGCTTATGCTCCTATAGCACAAAGTGCTGCAGAAGCAGAAAGAGCTAGACAATTACAAGCTGGAGAAAGAGCATTAGGTAGACAATTCCAAGCAGGTCAAGCTGACATTGCTAGAGAACAAGAAGCATTAGCAGATCAACAAAGAAGATTATATGGTGCATCTCAAGCTGATATAGCAAGAGCGCAACAAGCAGGAGAAGCTGGATTAACTAGAAGATTAACAGGAGCTGCTGCATTACCAGGAATGCAACAAGTTATGGATCAAAGAACTGCTGCTGGTATGCAACAACTTGCTGATGTTGGTGGAGCTTATGAAGGTCTAGCTGGTAGAAATCTACAAGAACAAATAGATAGATATAATTTCTCACAACAAAGTCCTTATCAAAGATTAGCTGCTTATTCACAAATAGTTAATCCACTTGCTGGTATGGGTTATGCAGGTACTCAATATCAACCAGCTGCTAGTCCAATGATGTCTGGCTTAACTGGAGCTATGTTAGGTGGAGCAGCATTCCCTGCTGCTGCAGGAGCTACCCCATGGGGAGCTATGATAGGTGCTGGACTTGGTTTAACAGGATTATTATAGGAGATATATATGGCTCATCAATGGTGGCACAACCCAATGCAACAATTAAGAGATAACGCTCAAGCATATTTAAACCAACCTGGATTAATTGCTGATGTTGCAAATACAAAGTTTAATCAAATACCACGACAACCAACTACAGGTGCAGTTCAATTTGGGAATCAAATGTACCCTTATGATAATACTGGATCAACTTACTTAGGTTCAGCTACTCCTATAAGAGAAGATCAAATTAAAATGATGACTAATCCTAATCGCCCATCTGGTTTAGCTGCAGACGCAGCGTTAATAGGTGGCAATATCGCAGAAGGTGTAGGAACTGGATATAATATAATGGGTAAATATGTAACAGATCCTTTCCTTAAATATGTAGTAGATCCAGTAGCATCATATGTTGCTGGAACTCCATTAGAAACTCCTAAAAAATTTACAGATGCAGATGTTACATTTGATCCTGTTGTACCAGGAACACCAGGTGAAGAAGTAGGAAGTCTTTCTTCTTTTATTATGAATACAAAAAAAAGTATGAAGGAAGAAGAAATTGATAGAGCTACTGGTAAATTTTCTGATACAACTTTAGATGATAGAAAAAGACAACAGCATTATGAACAACGAGCAAAAGATTGGGAAGAAATAAAAGATTGGGGTAAAAGTGTTTGGAATGAATTTTTTCCTGATGCAAAAGATTCAGATAAAACACAAGAGAATGCTACTACTATTATACAAGGTGGTACAGGAACTACCTCTGAAGTTGCCCAAGCAAGTGCAGAACTTGGCAAAGCTTTAGATAGTAAAAAAGATACAGATATGTCAGATGCAGATGAAAAACAAACATGGCAATCTAGAGTTAATAATGGAATTAATGGATTTATGGAAAGACTAGGAGATCCAGGATTCCAAACTGCATTAGCTATGCATATGGAAGCTAAGAACGGTGGAGATGCAACTGATGTATTATTTGCTGGGGTTAAAACTACCAATAAACTACAAAGTGCTATGATGCAATCTCAAATAAATGAACTTAAAATGACAAAACTAATATTAGATATGCAAAAAACACAAGCAGGCTTGATGGAACCTATGGAAGTAACTGAAAGTATGGAAGGAATTATTAGTTCATTATTAGCTCCTTATGGTGCAATGAGAGAAAATGTACGAGCAGGTGCAATGGCTGCTATTTCTTCAAGAGCTATGGAATATGTAAAAGATGGTATGTCAGAAACAGATGCAGCTAAAAGAGCATTTGATGATGCAAAAGGTGGATTAACTCCTGATAAATGGTTAGATCAATTTGTTGGTTGGGGTGGTCCAGAATGGGATGTAACTAAAATGTTACCTTCTGGTGTTACTAAAGTTAATACTCAAGCAGAATTTGACAATGCTACTGGATTAGTTTTATTACCAGATGGTAGAACTATAATGAAATAATGACAATAGATATAGGTTCAAGTAAAGTAATATCTTCTCCTATAAATATAGGTGATTCAAAAATTATAAGTGGTGAACAAATAGATATTGGTAATGCACAAGTAGTAGCTACCCAACAACCTGAACCAACAGTTTGGGATTATGTAAAACCATTTAAAGATTTATGGGAATATGAAAGTTTACCTGCTTCAGCATATTACTATGCATCAGGTAATACTAAACAAAAACAAGCTATTGAAGCAAAAGATTTCATAGATAAGAATCCTAATTTATCTGGTACTCCAGAATATTTAGAAGCAGAAAAGACAATGGAAATGTGGGGTCACCATATAAATCCTCAACCATTTAATCCTGGTGCAATAGTAGAAGCTATTAAATCTAATCCAGAGATGTTTGGTGGTGAAATGATTAATATGCTTAAAGCTGATCCGTATTTATTAATACCTTGGTTTTGGAATCCTTTAAGTTTAAGTGCAAAGTCCTTACAATTTAGTGCAGTTTTAAGTAAGATTGCACAATCTGCTCCTCGATTAACTGGTGCTACAATGAAAACTATTGGAGCTACACCAACTCTTGCTGCTTATAGTAGTATACACGACTTATCTGAAGATGGTAATTTAAACCCTAAAAGATTAGCTACTGAAATGGCGTTTGGTGGAACTGCGATATTTGGTATGAGTGCTTTATTTGGTGGATCTACTGGTAAAGTAAGTGGTATTCTTGGAATGAAACCTGAGGAAATAACTCCTGCTATGAGAAAAGCAGTTAATAATTATTGGACAAATAAACTTGGACCAGAAAAAGCTAAACCATTTTTAATTGAAGAAAAGACAACAGCAGCATCTATAGAGTCTGCTACTAAAGCTTTACTCGATAGTATTGAAGATGGTGGTATAGGATTCAATCCTAATGTATGGGAATCTATTCCAGGTAAAACTTGGAAAGCAAGACAAGCATATATTAAAAAAGTTATGGATAACAATAAAGATGTTACATCTGAAATGTCTTATGGTTATTTAAAAGAGAATGGTATCTTTAGAAATAAAGCTAATGATCAACTATTTATTAACAGGGAAATATTAAAACAAGAATTCAATAGAGATCCTTATAAGATTAAGAAATACTTTAGAGATGTAGATGATTACATTAACTATAAAGCTGAAGTAGTACGCCTAAAAAATAATCCAAGCTATCAAAATAGAACTAAATGGACTGAACAAAAGATTAGAGATGAAGCTTTAAAGAATCATGGTAATCGTTCTTATGATGCTAATAAATGGAAACAAGCTATACACGATGAGTTAATGCCATTTGTTCACCAAGAGTATAGGAACCTTGCTCTATCTAATAATAAAAGATTTTATAATATTAGAAACTTAGAAAACCTTAAAGCACCTGCAATGGCAGGATTAATAGCTGGTACTGCAGGACTACTAATTAACCCAGATGGTGATAATAGTTTTTGGACATCGGCTCTTATAGGATCTGGTGCTGTAGGTTCATGGAAAATTGCAAGTGGAATCATAGCTAGAAATAATTCACTTAAAGCTGGAGCTAAAGTAGTAGGTGGAACTACAGATGAAATAGGTACAAGACTTGATGAGATAAGAAAGAGTTTACCAAAAGGAATGAAGTTAGAAGATATTGGGTTAAAGGACTCTCCATCATTCTATAGAAACTCTGCTATTAAAAAATCAGACTTAAAGAATTTAGGTAGAGCTGAAGAAATAGAATTAGCTAAATCAAGATATATGTCTAATTCATTATTAGATGAATACAATGTGTTCTATCGTAATAGTATGATAGATACATCTAGAATATATCAACTAATGAAAGCTAAAGTTCCTGATGAAGAAGGCGGTAAAGCTATAACCAAATGGTTGCAAGGTGATAAAGATATTAAACTAACTAAACCACAATTAGAAGTTGCTAAAGACATTAGAAAAATACTAGATGGTATGTGGAAAAGTTTAGATGGAAGTGAATTAAAATTTAGATACCATCAAAACTTCTTACCTGGTTTTTGGAAATATCCTGAAACATGGGGAGATGCTACTATAGCTGAAAAGATTGCAGAGATGATTGCCAAGTCAGGTAAACCACCATCTCTTAAAGGAAGAACAATTTCTGAATTCCAAAAATTATTTCCAACATATGAAGCAGGTATTAAAGCAGGTCTAGTTCCTATTACTACTAATGCTATTGACATAATGGGATTATATATAGATTCCACTACTAGAGCTATTGGTCAAAGAAGATTAGTTGGTATGATAGAAAAATCCTACATACCAGGCAGAGGTGATGGTTTAGGTGGTAAAGCCAGATTAATGTATGGCAGAAATGAATTACCCAAAAGCCCTACAGCGGCACAAGACTATGTTAAGTTTTATCATCCTGCTTTTATTAATCGTAAGGTAGATGTAACAAAATTAAATAGATCACAAAAAGAAGATTTAGCACCGTGGGTATTTAAAGAAGCTGAACCTGTACTTCGAATGTTATTTGATGCAAGAGAAGAAGGTGCAGTACTTAAAGCTATATCAAACTTTAACTTCTTACAAAAAAGATTTAGTGTAGGTTATTCATTCTTTCATGCTGGAGCTTTACTACAAAGCTCAGTCTATATGGCAATGCATCCTATTAGTGCTGGTAAAATGTTTTTATCTGCTCTTGGTGCTGGTCATATACCACCCTTTAAATGGTTTATACCTAAATGGAAAGATAACACAGCAGCTAAAATGCTTATGCAAGATGGCCAAGGCGATATGCTTAAAGCAGCAACTAGAGCTGGTGTTCAGTTCTCACACCCAGAGGATATTGGATTTAATAATTTCTATAAAACTTGGGCAGGAGCAAAGAACTGGTTAGATAAACATCCTTCTTGGGTATCTTATTTAGCTAAAGCAGGTATTACTAATCTAGTAGAGAAACCATTTAGATATATAGATATGGTTACTTGGGATCGTGTATTTAATGCTGGTAAACTATATGCCTGGCAGACAAATGTAATGAAGTTATTAAACAATCCCAAGTTTAAGAATGCTCCATTAAATGAAATTTATAAACAAGCAGCTATAACTACCAATGATGGTTATGGCGGATTAAATTGGCAACAACTCTATATGAGTACCAATGATCCTATTCTAAGAAAGATGAAAGAATATGCTTATAGACCAACAGGAAGAAAATGGATGCAAAGAATTATGTTTGCACCAGACTGGACTACTGCTAACTTTAGAATTATAAGCAGAGCATTTCCTGGGTTTAACGATAATCCTATGTCTCGTAAACTATATGAGGCATACACTATAAGAGCTGCATTAATAGTAGGAACTGGAGGCGCAGCATTACAACAAATGTTTACTGGTACAAGTATATGGGATAATAGAGATCCAACTAGAGTAGACTTAGGTAATGGATATAGTATATCTTTATCTAAACAATTATTCGAACCTCTACATTGGGCAACAGAACCATTCCATTATGCGATCGCTAAACAAAGTTCTATACTGAAAAGTACAGAACAAGCTTTATTTAACAAGAAATGGCTAAGCAGTCCTTATCCGTGGCCTATAAGCAAAGCAGATATATTATCTTTACAACGAGCTTATGACTATGCAGGACATTATGGTATGTCATTTGTACCTTTTTCATTTCGACCAATAGTGGAAGAAATAGCGGAAGAAGGTGGCATATCTTATCAAGATGCTATAAGTGAAATACTTAGATCATTAGGTGGCTTAACTGGATATCCGATATATCCAATAGGTCGCAAAGGAATATAATAACTAGGAGGAAAAAACAATGGCTGGAACAGGCGTAGGAAAATTTAGTTCAACTGCAGGCAATAATACTGGTGTGCAGACTGTGAACTGGGCAGAAAATATGGCACCAAGTAATGTCAATAATGCTGCAAGAGAATTAATGGGGCATATCAGAGATATGTACGAACAACTCGGAGACGGATATTTTGAGTATGGAGATGGCGATGGTACATATACTGTTGCAAGGAGTGATGCTGATACAATCACTATTACATCTTCTTCTGATATATCATCCGTGTATTTCGCAGGAAGGAAGATTAGAATAACTGATGGGGGTGGTAATGTAGTCGAAGGCACAATTGCGTCTTCTTCACACGCATCTACAACTCAGACTGTAAACCTTACAGGTATCTCTTTAGCTTCTGGTACTCCTACAAAAGTCGAACTTGGTATAGATACTGCTGCGTTTGGTGGTCGAGTAATCTTTGATGATGACGGTGATACATATATGGAAGCACCGACTGATGATACTATCGACATTTATGCTGGAGGTGCAAAAGATGTAACTATTTCAGCTAATGCTGTTAATATATTATCTGGTACAACTTTAACAATTGATTCTGGAGCAACTATTACAAATAGTGGTACTGCAAACGGATTTGGAAGTAATGTACCTAGTTCAGCAGACGGACAAGCTTTAGGTTCTACTTCGGCTGAATGGTCTGATTTATATTTAGCAGATGGTGGTATAATTTATTTTGGTAATGACCAAGAAGTTACACTAACACATAATGCAGATAAAGGCCTTATCTTAAAACACACAGCAACCGCAGACGATAAACCTGTATCACTTACATTACAAACAGGTGAAACAGATATGGCTGCAAATGATGTTATGGGTAAGATTGAATTCCAAGCACCTGATGAAAGTACTGGAACGGATGCTATCTTAGTTGCAGCAGCTATCCAAGCTGTATCAGAAGGCGACTTTAGTTCTTCTTCAAATGCTACACGATTAGAATTCATGACTGGTTCATCTGAAGCAGCTACAAGTCAAATGACAGTTAGTTCAGGCGGTATTGTAGGCATAGGTGCAGGAGTACCAGGTGATCTAGGTGTAGGCTTACACATTAAAACTGCTGATGCTAGTGCCTCTACTCATACAAGTGTTGATGAATTAGTCTTAGAAAATAATGGTCATTGTGGTTTGCATATTATATCTGCAAATGATGCTACTGGAAATATTTATTGGGGCGATGATGGAGCTGTTGCTAGAGGATATTTGCAATATAACCATGACGGTGATGAATTAGCTGTTGGTGTAGCAGGTGCAACAGCATTGAATATTACTTCAAGCACTTTTGTTATTAATGATGGAGGTGCTGATGTAGATTTTCGAGTAGAGTCTGATTCACAACCCAATATGTTAAATCTTCAAGGAGCACACGCAAGCAACTCTGCTGGTACCATTGGTTTTAATTCAACAAACTCAGATGGAAACTTTCTTGAAGCAATAAACCCATCAGCTAATGTTTACACCATGAAATTTGATAACAGTGCAGGTTCAGGTAATTTATATTGTTTAAATTTACAATTTTCAGGTCAAGCACCAGACGATAACACTAGTTATTTTATTTCTGCAGCTGATAGTAGTGCAGGTAGATTTCATGTTCTTGCAGACGGTGATGTAAGAAATGCAGATAATTCTTATGGGTCTATTTCAGATGAAAGAGTAAAAGAGCAAATCAAAGATTCAACTTCACAGTGGGATGATATTAAAGCTGTAAAAGTTAAAAAATATAAAATGAAACAAGATATAGTCGATAAAGGTGATAGTGATTCTTTATGGAGACTTGGTGTTATTGCCCAAGATTTAGAAGCAGCTGGAATGCATGGTTTAGTTAAAGCAGAAACTACATATAAAGAAGGCGACCAAGAAACTAAAGATCATCTTTATACAGAAAAAGATAAAAATACTGGTGCAATACCTGAAGGCAAAGATGTAGGAGATATTGCTATTGCCAAAAAAGGAAATGTTGGTGATATTAAAGATTATAAATCTGTTAAGTATTCTATTCTTTATATGAAAGCTATTAAAGCTTTACAAGAAGCACAGACTCGTATAGAAACTTTAGAAACTAAAGTAGCCGCATTGGAGGGTTAATATGTTTACATTAAACAATAAAGACTATGATGAAACTACTCTATCTAATAAAGGTAAAGCTATCTACCAAAAACTAATTAAGCTTGGTGAACAAAAGTCTGACTTAGATATAATAGTTAATTATTGGACTTCACAACTTCAATCTGAACTTCCTAAAGAAGAACCTAAAGAAGAACTTAAGGAAGTAAAAGATGAAGAAGTTAAAACTGTCAATGGAACAGCAGAATAAAGAAGCAATTATCCGTATTGAGGGTAAACTAGAGCTTATGGACAATAAGCTGACTACCCTCAAGGATAATCACCTCGCCCATATCGAGAGAGATATGCGACAATTACGAGGTCTGGTATGGTTTATAGGTACTACTGTATTTATACAAATGTGTTATTTAATTATCCGTACCCTTATTTGACACTATCTATCAAATCATAGATAAATAAGCTATGAACAAATCAATATTAGTTATAAGCGATACACACATACCTTATCATCATAAAGATGCTATTGCTTTTCTTAAGGCAATTAAGAAAAAGTATAAGCCTGATAGGGTAATTCATATAGGTGATGAAATAGACTCACACGCTATAAGCTTTCATGACTCAGATCCTGACTTATATAGTGCAGGTGATGAACATGAAGCATCGCTAGAAACAATAAAAGAATTAGAAAAGCTCTTTCCTGTAATGGATCTTATGGATTCAAATCACGGATCACTAGTCTATCGTAGACAGAAAGCTAGTGGACTACCTAGAGCTGCAATGAAAACCTATAATGAATATTTAGAGGTTGGTCCAGGTTGGAAGTGGCATGACGACCTGATGATAAAGATGTCTAACGGACAGGATTGTTATTTCTGTCATGGTAAGTATGCCAATGTATTGAAAGTAGCACAACAGTATGGTTGCCCTACAGTTCAGGGCCACTATCATAGTTCTTATTCAATACAATACTGGGGTAACCCCAACAGTTTAAACTGGGGAATGCAAGTAGGATGCTTAATTGATTCCGATTCATTAGCATTCGAATACATGAAAACACAGAAGTCTAGACCTATCATAGGTTGTGGTATTATTCTTAATGGATTGCCCAAGCTATTACCAATGGTCTTGAACAGAGGTGGCAAATGGAATCAACAACTGACTTAGAATATTTAACAGAACCAAAACATGGTTTAAAAATGTCTAAGAATAAACTTTACTTATACATCAACTCATCAAGGGGAATCTATGCCGAAACAAAACTTAAACCAGACCAATGTATCGAACTTGCACGACAATTACTCAACGCAGCTTACCAACTTACCTGAGGAGCCTTATATGTACGAACCTACAAACAATAGAAGAATGGGAGTTACCAAGAGATATGATCTTGATAACAACAAATTCTATGTGAATGTTCAGTATGATAATCTTATGCTACCAAGAGTAGTTAAGATATTTAGCGATATGAAATCTGGTACACAATTTCACGATATGTGTATAGATTTATCTCTTAATATAACTGAGAGATTACAAACACGAAAAGATCCACAACGAGCTTTAAAAGTGATGGCATCTGCTGCACCTCGTAGAGCCGATGGAACTGCTTCTACAATACAAGGTTTGATTGTAGACGAACTAATTAAATCTTACTATCTGGAGAATTAAATGAATATAGAAACAATAAAACAATTTATAAAAGATAAATGGTCAATGCTTACTATGCCTTATAAAGCAGGTATTGCTGTTGTAATTCTAATTGCTATAATTTTTATAGTTACATAATGGAACCTCGTAGTTCAACTGAATACATAGTTATTCATTGTTCCGCTACTAAACCATCAATGGATATAGGTCTCTCTGAGATCAGAAATTGGCACGTTAACGAAAGAGGTTGGCGTGATGTGGGTTATCATTATGTTATTAAACGAAATGGAGAAGTAGAACTTGGTCGTAATATTCGGGATACTGGCGCACACGCAGCGGGATACAATTCTAAGAGTATTGGTATCTGCCTGGTGGGTGGAATGGCTGAAGATAATTCTGTTGAAGATAATTTTACTGACAGGCAATGGGTAGCTTTACTGGATCTAATCCAACAAAAGCTATCAGAATATCCTGATGCCAAAGTAATAGGACATAATGAGATAAGTGAAAAGGATTGTCCTTGCTTTGATGTACAAAAATGGAAAGAAGATAACCTATGATATTTGATGTATTAAAACTAGCAGTAGGTGCTGGTACTCACATAATGAAAAACAGACAAAAGCGTAAGATGTTAGAGTCTGATGCTGCTATGCTCCATGCAGAGAAGATGGCTAGTGGTGAAATTGAATATCAGAAAGCTGTAAGAGTTTCAAATGATCAAGGATGGAAAGACGAATTTGTCCTTATTTTAATATCACTTCCCATTTTACTTTTAATATGGAGTGTCTTTAGTGATGATCCAATGATTAAAGAGAAGATAGATATATTCTTTGTACAGTTTGGACAACTCCCTATGTGGTACCAGATGCTATTTGTTGGCGTGGTCGGTTCAATATACGGACTTAAGGGCGTAGATATCTTTAAGAACAATCAGAAAAAATGATAGTGAGGTCTTATGTACTTCATTATCACTGCAATGCTATTCTTTAGTAGCTCAGATCAAGTTATATACACACAATACGACAAGGCTACCTTCGATTCAAATGTAACTTGTCAAGAATTTCTCTTTCAGAATAAAGTAATGCTTACCATGGAGCTTATGAAAATGCATAACAAAGATGGAAGCATGAAGGGATTCGAATACTTCTGCGAGTCACGATATTCTACCGAACCAAAAGAACCAGGATTAGATACATGAAAAATATATTTATAATTGTAGGTGTAACTATAGCAATGTTGTGGGTATTCGGTGCATTGTTCAATCACGCAATAGCAGATGGAGATCTTACTAGTAGTGGGGCTACCACAAACGATCAGGTAAACTCTAGTGGCTCAAATACTGCAATCACTGGGGGTTACACAAGTACTTCCAGCACGACATATCAACAGGGAAGTTCAAGCTCAACTTCTACTACATCAACTACTAATAATAATTCATATACTGGTGATACCAGAACAGTACCGTCAGCATCAGCTCCAGGAATATCAGCCATGTCACAAGATCTATGTACTGTAGGTGTAGGTATTGGAATACAAAAACCTTTAGTAGGTGGTAGTATTGGTATTACAAAAAGAGATATGAATTGTGAAAGAATGAAACTATCTAAACTTCTATTTGATTTTAATATGAAAGTAGCAGCAGTATCTATTCTATGTCAAGATGCAAGAGTATTCTCAGCAATGGAAAATGCAGGAACTCCATGTCCATTCCGTGGTAAGATAGGAGATTCTGCTAGGGAAGAATGGGCTAAGTATGATAAGCAAAGACCAGACTATGAAGAATATGTAGCAGCGTTACGTTATATGGAAAAGGTTGATCAGAAAATAGTGGAGGGATTAGATGATAAGGAAGCTTATATCGTTGATGGTAATGGTAATCCTGTTCAACTCGGTAGCGAATAGTGATACTCAAATAATTCATGACACTCCCAACCCAGGCGATACAACTACAATAGAAACTATTACTACTGGTAATCCTGTAACTACAGACAATCTATTATCTCAGAAATGGAATGATGGAAGCTGGACAGGAACTATGTTTCCAGACTCATCTGATATTAATGAATCAATTTATCTTACAGGTAAAGATAATAAATATGCTGAGTCTACAATCAATACTCAAGGCATACTAACAGAACAAGAATTGCAACAAGGTTTAACTTCTAATCTATCTGCAAGAATAAGATGGTGGAATCCACAAGAGTCTACTGTTACTATGTCGCAGACTGCTACTAATGGTATAGATACGACTACTCAAAGTATTACTTTTGAAGATACTACAAATCATAATTATCAATTTAATACTTATCAGAACAATCTAACGATATCACCTAATACTGAAAATACACACGGTACATTAACTGCTAGGTTTAGTTTTGATATACAAGGGAACGCCAACTATAACGGAGGACATAGCGGTGTCGATGTGATACAGCCTGAACTCAAGCTAAACTATCAAGCCTTATCATCTACAACAGTAACTACAGTAGAATATTGTTGGGAGAAAACACCTACTACTTGTCCAGCACAGGATGAGATAGCAGACATTGAAACTTTCTTAGATACATTCGAGGATGACCTATATCTAAATGATATATATCTATATGAAGAGCCAGGCATACCTGAGTTCGTAGATATTGAATACTCATTCAATCCTGAGATATTTGAAGAAGAAGAATTTGAAATAGAAGATAACTATCTAGCACTTGACGATTTTTTTTTTGAAGAACAGTTCTTTGAAGATGACTATTACGAAGAACCTATCATGGAAGAATTTATTCCAGAAGATATTATGTTTGAAGAAATAGAGTTCTTTGATGAACCACCGCCTATTGAAGAAGTATATGAGATGGTTTCTATAGATGAGGAAATGTTCGTAGAAGAATTCACAGAAGAAATGCAGGAAGAATTCATAGATGAAGTAGAAGAATACTATGAAGAAATTATTGAAGCTGAACCAATAAAGGAAGAAGCAAATGAAATTGAAGAACAACCCGATAGCGAAAGCATTGTTGCAGACGAATCTGTTGAGACCGAAGGTCCTACCCAACAAGAGGAAGATAAACAGGAACCAACTGAAGTTGCAGATGTTGAAGGAAGTCCAGTTGAAGAACCAAGTACTATCAAAGAGGATGTTTCAGAACCAGAATTAAAATCTGAATTAGATATTAAGATAGCTACACTAGAGAAAGTTATCAAGTCTCAGATTAAAGATAGCATACAACAAACAAATGTTACATTGAATGTTATTAATGAAATAGTAAGTAGAGAAATGATAGCTATGCAACCTGATATGTCTAGCTATGCTAACATGAACCAGGCATTGTTTGATGCAAGAGATCTACCTCAGGGTAATCAGGATTTCTTTATGCAAGTAAGTCTAGCTACTTACGACAAAACTATTTACGGAACACAGATTAACCTAGTAGGTACTGATCCTGTTGTTCAATATCAAATTAAACTTAACGAAGCTAAGTCAGCTACTGATGCAGCTTATATTAAACTAAAAGGATTAATGGATGCCAGATCTAATCAATAAACTATCTAGCTATGCAGCATTAGTCGGAGTCATTGGCGCAATCGGTGGTGGCTTTTATGCATGGGGTGAGTTCAACACTAGACTATCAGCAATAGAAGGACAAGACTTTGTAATCAATCAACAAGTAGATCTTACTGATACACATGATCGTATTGTTAAAGGTGATAAAGAATCAATGGAAGCTACCCGTTCATTAGGTGCAGCTATCGAAACACTTAAGGCTGATATATCTATTAATAGTGCAGCTATTGAATATCTTGACGCTAAGATAAATGAATTGAAAGCATCACAAGATAACCCACTACTAAATTAGAATTATTCTAAACTATGAAACTTTCAGACTCGACTCAAATTTCACTCCCTGCTCGTAACCTTTTAGCAATTTTAGCTGCCGTGGCTGTCGGCACTATGAGCTTTTTCTCTATTCAAGAAAGATTAAACAAGTTAGAAACAAATCAACAGCTAATGGCACAAGACATGGAAGCTGCTAATGAATTTATTGACGGTGTTCCTAAAGGTACAATGGTATCACCTCAAGTAAATGAACTTTATATGTTGGTGGAATGGCTATCAAAAACACAAGAAGAACTTCGTACTCATGTTAACGCAGAGATTCCAGAGATTGCAAAACTAAATATGCAAATACAATTCATTGAAGAACGTATGATAGATGTTGAAATGTTACTTGATAAGATAAGACAGAATGGAATATCGCATGATTGAAACACTATTCGCAGTACTACTTATAACTAACGGTTCCATAATAGAGACAGTGCCAACTGAGGGAATGGCTGATTGTCTTAAGACCAAGCGTGTTGCAATGCAAAACATTGGTCCAGACCAAGAAGGAATATTTATGCAGTGTGTCCAGGTGGAGGCCGAGGTCGAGATAGACATGGGCCGAAAGAGAATAGTTAAGATATTAACTGAAAATCCTACTGGGAATTAACGATTCTTAATCCACTTACTTCTTTCTTTATTACCTAATCTAATTTCATCCCACTCTCGTTTAACCCAGCTAGGATCTACTCCTGCTAGGAAACAAACTTGTTTGAAATCTTCAGAGTAATTATCAAGCCATGCTCTTGCACTTAAGTAATCATTCTTCCAAGGTACATATTTATCACTCTTTATCTTACGAACTCTACCTAATGAATCTTTTTTGAATTCTATATTTTGTGGAATATCACGAGTCGCATCAGTAAACTGTTGGGCTATTACTGCTACCCATAAGTCTTGTTCTGGTGTAGTCATTGTGAAATCTTCTCCTTTACTTTTTCTAAATATACAACTGCATCAAGTAGTTCTTCTTGCGTATCATTAATCCATTCTATCAAAGGTTTCTCAGCAGTACGCATAGTGTTACCATACTTAACGATACCATCGTTAGATCTATCTAACATACGCATACAAATCTTTTTAACCAATGGATCTGTCATACTGCTCCACTCTTAAATAGAGTTTGGAATTGAGAACATAATGTTTGATTATCTTCTCGATGAAAGTTATTACGCAAAGTTTTATAGTGAGCTTGTTCTATTGCAATTAAGTGTTGCTTATATTCATTAGTCTGCTTGGCCCAATGTTCTTTCATTGCTCCTGATAAATCTTTTGGTGCATTGAATACTTGTTCAGCAAGTACAGTCTTTAAATATTCTTTAACTGCTGCATACTTAGAAGCATCTAATGCATCCTTATCTTCGTTATCAAAGTTTTCTTGTAAGGCTTTTTCCATAGCCTCTTGTGATATGATTGTCATTCAGCCTCCTCTAAATCACCTTCTACTAATTCTTTAATTTGATCTGCTAACCAAAATACAGAACAGTAAGGATTATTTTCGTTTGCTTTACACAACATTATTACTTCATCTATTAATTCATTCTTAATCATATTACTCCTTTTTAGAACGGTACTTCATCATCAAGATCATCATCTTTCTTTTCGACTTTCTTTTCTACTAGTGATTGCAATTTCTTTCTAGTATCCATAGCTTTTTCATAAGCTGTAATACCATGACCAATCCACTTAGCTATTTCGTCAGCAGTATCTTTAAACTGTACACCTTTTTCGTGATGTAAATGACAAAATAATTCTGTAATACGACCAGCTAATCCAACAGCAATCATACCGATTTCTTTTTCTGTAGGTTGTGGGGCAGCTGCAGGTGTTCCCTGCCCACCACGCTCTTCATTGATATCTACATCTGGCATTTCTACTTTAAATGCAGTAGCATTACCATTGCGTTCTTGTCCATAGTGTACTAAGACTTTATCACCTACTGATACTTGAGGATCAAACTTACAATAGAACTTTATCTTTGTTCCACTTTGATCTAGTACTACAGGCATGAACCATTGATCCTTACCTGGTTTAGGCGGCGATAGATAATCTACCGTACCCACTGATTTATTCATTTCCATATATTTACTCCTTTTAATTATTCCAATTCGCCTTGGCGTACTCACGATCTACCTCACTCCATTTGAATCCATCTGTATTTAATGGAATCATTTGTTTAAATGTTTTGATGTTTGGTACTGTCCTCATGAATACTTCCAAAGATGTAAACGAACTTATCATAGTTTCATAATTTTTCATAATAGTTTCTTCATCCAATTCAAAGACAGCTGACTTTTTATGTGATGCATATACTAATGTTGCTGGTTTTCCTATGAGTACAGAGTATAAAGACTGTTGTCTTACATGATCTTCCCTTGGTTTAGAGGGTACAGCTAGGGTAGCCTTAGTATCTACGATCATATTCTCCCATTCAAAGTCTGTTACAGTAGTGATAGGATGCTCTAGGATGTCCAAATTGTGGCGTCTATAGCGTTGGAATAGGTTGGGTACTTCAAAATCAGGAAAGTGTTCTTTGATAGCGTTTTGAAGGTTTAAAGCTATACTGCCTACTTTGTCTGTTTCATCAAACCATTCACCATCGAACTGATCCACCATATGTTTAGTAGAATGTTCAACTATATCTTTATCAGATCTATTAAAGAATAAACCTAAGGCACAACCAAACTCAGCTGAATGACCCATACCCATACGAGGTGTAGTCTTTGTCTCAACACCCATAAGATTTCTATATACCCAGAGAGAAGGATTGTTATACCAATCATTACCTTTACTAGCACTATGTCTGTATTCGTTTATTTTCATTATCTCTCCTTTTATTTGATGTATTATAATATCCTTTAGTACATTCTGCTGAACAATACTTCTTTATTTTATATGCTACTTTAGTTAAGACTTGGAATTCTTTACCACAAGTTATACAAATTTTATTCATTGCTATCCTTTCTCAAATCACTTATTGTTTTTTATATGTCTAACTACGATGAACCGTTCCCTAATTATAATAGGGAAATCATTATTACTCAACCAAATAAAAATAAACCTGCACATATTGTTAATATACGAGAATCAAGTATTGAGACAATGTATTACAAGAAACATATAGATACTATTCAGTATCATGCTGGTTCAATCTTCAGGAAAAAGTGGGAGTTATCCCAGCTTATTTCCAAACCTGAAGTTAAAGTACGAGTAGATCAATCTATCAATATGTCTATACCAGATGCTAAGCTAGATGCTATGAACGATCTTAATAGATTGTACTACCAAATAGGCCAAAAGTCTTATGACATATTAGAATATGTTTGTGGTTTAGGTCATAACTTACGACAATTAAATAAGAAGTTTCGTTTTCCAAGAGCTTACGGTGGTCATAGATTTCGTGAATCTCTTGATGAGGCTGCTATTTTTTATGGATTAAAAGATAAAGGTAATACTATTCGTGGCAATAAGAAACGCTAAGCATCTTAAGAATGTTAGAGAGTATCCTTGTGCCTCTTGTCGTACCGATATAGATATCCAAGCTCATCACCTTACTCATATCAAACCTAATGGAATGTCCATGAAGTCTGATGATTGTTGGTGTGTACCTTTATGTCCTATGTGTCACTATCATCTTCATCACTATGGTGAACGAAGATTCTGGAATGAACGCAACCTTGAACCATCTATCTATGCTGCTATTTTATTTAAAAAAACACTTGACAAGTAGTGTTCAATAATTTACAAACTGTTGTAGAATTGTCACAGGTGTATCAAAAATGAAACAAATCAATAACTTATCCAAATCAGAGAACTACTTAAAGACTGTAGATATGGACCAATTAGCTAGGTCAGTAGAGACAAGCCTCAACTGTCCAACAAAAGTAGCTACTGCTATAGCTAAACTTATATCTGCTAAGATCTATCTGGAACTAGTATGTGAAGAAGAAGAACACACAGAGTATTTACTAGACCTAGAGAATCAGTTAAGAATACACCATGTCAAAGAAACTATCCATTGACGGTAAGAAGATAAAGGTACATTGTACCGATATCACCATTGAACTTAGAGAACCTGAATTTAGTGATGATAATCTTACTGATTGTTACGGACACTATCTTAAGCGTAAGAATCTTATTCAAATAAACAAAGGACTATCAGACATTGATGAGGCTAACACCACTCTACATGAACTGATGCATTGCATAGCCTGGTTGACTAATGAAACAAACGAAGGTGCTTTAGCTAATGAGACAGCAGAAGAACGAGTCGTTAATAATTTTACTAACTATCTTATCGGTATCTTTCGTGAGAATAAATGGTTGCTCGATTACTTCAAAGAAAGATTATAGCGAGAGAAACTAGCATTGAGTACTGTTACCCAGTTTCTCTCTATTGGCGATCTTCCTTACACCAGGATCCTTAGTCAGACAATACTGTGTACTACTGTCTGATACCAAATATTTTAGCGAGAGATATGCACCAAGATAACATTAGTTGGCAAACAACCCAGAACTCTTTGCATGGCTTGGACATCATTGAAGATTAGTCAAATCACATACTCTCTCTATCCGTATATCTACGGAATATTATTTATTAGGTAATA